GCTTTCAAAACTTTCCATGCCTCATTCATTGCATTCTTCATAGTATCACATTCTGTTCTTTTCGTCACGGTCGCCTAAGTTGTATTCCATTGGTTTCTCACAACTACCACAAGTGGCTCTCCACATAAAATGAAGGAAGCCACAGTGTGTACAGCGTGTACCCGAACCTATGTTCAGCACATCACCGATATTACGATTACGGTCACGCTGTGAAGATGTAATACCCTTAAGGGGGTTTTGCTCGTCAGTCACAGCGGCAATGCTGTACTCACTATCGTTCTTGACACCTTGCTTACTCGACCGCACCATGTCGCTAAGGTCGAGAGTTCTTGCATCAAATCCCATACCTACTCACCTCAAGCGAGTTGATATGTCACCATGACAAAGATATTACCCAATACAGGGAATACTTCGGTATCAATCACAGAACTCGTACTGCTTGAATCAGCAACCGCTTGAATGAGGTCTTCAACTACCGCCGCCCATGTAGCCGCCGCATTTACCTCTTTAGGCGAGAAAGGGCCGAAGCACTTTACGCCAATCTTGGTTAGTGATGCCATCGTTAGTCACCTCAAGAGCGGCGACCAATTGCGATGAATGTACCTGCGGCTGTGCCGCCGCCACCTGTTTGAAGTGGGTCCAAAATTGTAATCGTGGTTCCACTAACAGCGATTTGGTTGTTAATGTTGAGTACAAGTTCTGCGGCACTGTTTCCCGCTTCGGGTAAAGAAACGCCAATTGCGGCACTGTTTGTGCCAGCAAAGTCAATGCTTGAGAGTTGAGAACTCAAATTGATAGTCGTATCACCTGCTCCATAAGAACCTGTGATTACCATTCGGTCACCGAAAACGGTTGGTCGGGGGTCAATTGTAATAGCCATTATTGTTCATCTCCTATTGTTTCTTCGCTGGGTTCAACTTTACTTAAAGATTCCTCAACTGGTGTAGGGTTCAAATGCCCCTCAACCAGTTTGAGTGCGGCTGTCTTTGTGAGATAGCCAGCACCCGTAGGTACTCCTTGTGCTTTTAACCAAGCAAGAATGTCTTTGCGGCTCCAACCCGTGTCGGGCAAACCGTCATTACCTGCGTCTGTGGTAATACCATCATCACCTTCAATCAAGAAGCGTGATGCAGGTAGTGAGTGTCGCCATTCGTTAAGCCATTCTTGACTTACTTCAACAACTTCACCACGAGTCCACATACCCATTGTATGTCGCATTGGGCGTTCAAAGAACGGTCCCAAAAAGGTCACTGTAGGCATTTAGCCCACCTCAATTAAGCAAGATTGCGGTCACTGTACCTGCGCCAGCCGCTTCACCGTGAAGAGTGAGGCCCGGAAGTGCGCCACCTGTCTTAGCGAAAGCCGCTGTACCTGCGTTAGTGAAGGTAGCAGATAGAGTCTTATCTGCCACTGCACAAGTAGTTCCAACAATAGCGAGAATTTTAGAACAACCTGCGGTGAAAACCATTGTTTGCTCGACGGCATCTGCCAAAGTGAATTTGATTGTCACCAGTCGCATACTTCCGACAGCATTACCGTCAGCGTTATTTGCATTAAAACCTGTAAGAGTGCCGGGGTATGAACCACCAGCATTGCCGTTCAACCAACCTGTTTCTTCGATTGGTGTTCCTGTTCGTAGGTCGAGGTCCAAGAGAACATCAACTGTTTCGTTGGTAAAATCACCATCGTCGTAACTGATTGTCATGCCTTTGTGTACTTCTGTTCGTGTTGTCATAATATGTCATCTCCATTATTTTTTTTCTCATCCACCATCACTTAAGGTCACGAATTGAAGCGTGTCCTCCGAAGAAAGTCGTCCATAGTTCTCCCATAGTTCGGTACATTCCTTCTTGTCCAAGACGGTTGATTGCGAATGGGTCACCAGTTTCAATACCACTCTCGAAGTATTGGGTTGGGATTGCGGTCGAGAAGTACAAGTAGTCCGTATCGAGGAAGTACATACGGCTCAATGTGTCGGGTTGAACATCCTTAGATGGGATGATTGGGACACCGTTGTAGGTAGCGACGATGAATCCGGCTTCGATACCGGGAACACCCTTCACACCGTTGTAGGTAGGAGTGATTCGCTTCTCTTCCATGAATCGCTGTTGCGACTGTAGGAGTTGTTGAAGGCGCATCAAAGTGTCATATCCTGTAAGGATGACCTTTGGGTTGCCACCACGAGTCCAGCACTTTTGGAAGATGCTGTCCAAGTGGTCGAGGGAGAGAGTTCGGTCAGTACCGGAGTTCTCATCGTGTTCTGCGAGGGACCAAGCGTTTGCGCTTCGGTCGATTGAGTAAATGTCTTCATCGGAACCAGCAGATGCACCGGTAGCGATACGGTCAAGTGACTCGAAATCGTTGCCAGCGGCGGTAGCCTTGTCAACAAGAAGCATCTTGTTGATATGCTCGGCGTGGTGCTTACCCATTTCTTCCTTGAGGATTGAGCGAATGTCGCCCAGTCCGTCATCCTTGTCAGCAAGGAACATTGCGGTTTCGCTCATGTCGAAGGTGTGAACCACAGTCTTCGGCTTTGCGGCAATGTGTTGGAAGGTAGGCTTGGTGGTGTCCGGTAGGGTTGCGTTTTCTGCAACACCGCCGCCAACAGTGAACGAAGGTCGTGCAGTGATGACTCGCCATCCACTGCGTTCCCACGGTCGCTTTGGTAGGATTGAAAATGCGTTGAACTCTTGGTTCAATTGGGACCAAACTTTGCGACCATAAATCGCTTGGTATGTACCAGCAGTTGTACTCATCATTGGGCTGTCAGCCTTGAGCAATTCACTACCGGAGTAGGAATAGCCCATTGCGTTACCTGCGCCGTAGTAGTATCGTTCCATGTCAGTTACGCTTCGGATATAATCTCTTGCCATATATTTCACTCTCCATTATTTTTTTTGTTTTCAAGCCCCTCGTGTTACCGAAGCGGCGAGATTGTGTACTTCATCCCAAGACATGTTGCTCAAGTCTTGTGTGGATGGGACTTCGACATTAGATGTGGAAGCCGACTTTTGAATTGATGTGCCGGAAATGGCGATGTTGTCAATTCGCTCACTTAGAGCGTTGATGGACTTCATCACTTCATTGATTGGGGCACGAGCATCGAACTCGGCTTTTTCAGCCTGTTGCTTTGCAATTGTCATTTCACTGTTCAATCGGTTAGCGAATTGAGATTCAAGGTCGCCACGGAATCCTTGTTCCAATGCGGCGGCTTTGTAAACTTCGTATGCGGCTTCAATATCAGTTGAAGAAACATTGCTGTGGTTAAGGTAGCCCTTGCTCATTGTAACAGGTCCAAGTGCGCCGGATGGGGTCTTACCACCGGATGAGGTGATTGCGTTGATTGCACCAGTGGAAGGAGAACCGTTCTCCTGTCCACGGCCACGGACTTGACCAGCGAAGTAGTCAGCACCATCAACGGCATCGGGGTTGTCGAAGCCACCAAGTTGTGCCTTCTCCAAGTTGTCGAAATGTTGTCGTGCCTCTCCGGTATTAACACCAGCAGATTTGAGGGTGTCTTCCATCCAGTTGAGGTATTCAGCAGTGATAACATCACTGTATTCGCTCTTTGCGTAGGTCATCTTATCATCAGTCATATTATCATCATCATCCTTTTTGTCTTCGTCTTTCTTGTCGGCGAATGGGTTTTTGGATTCTTCTTTTTCCTCTTTAGGTTCGGAATCATCCTTTTTGTCGTTCATGTGTTCTTTGAGGCCGGGAGGCATTTCGCCTTTTTCCATTGCGTCAAGTCGGGCTTCGAGTCTGCTCATAACATTGTTTAAGTCATTTTCTGTGGTCATGTTGGTGTCCTCCTTTAGAATACGAAATTGTGCTTCGGGGTTAATTCCTTTTTCACAAATTGTAATCTCATGCAGTTCCATCTTACTAATTTCTTGGTAATCTCCATGTTCTCCATCAGATTTACGCACTCTTTTGAATGCCTGTCCACCAATGGAGAATCCTTGCAGATTTCCTTTACGGATTTCTGCTCCCACTTCACGAGCCTTTTCAATGTCGTTGCGAAGTGAAACAACCACAAACATACCAGTATCGTCAACTTCGGATTTCCACATCCTTCCGTTTGAGTCAACATAGGAGTCGATAACTTCTCCCACTTGAATGTTAGAGTGAGCAAGTTGCACATTGCGGAACTTGTCGCTCTTCATGAATCCGCCAAAAGCATCTTTTAGTGCTGAACGGGTAATAAGGTCACCTTGCTTATCCACCAGTTCAACTGATGCGTAGCCAGCGATAACCATGTCGGAACTGCCCTTGATGAGAGCAATGCCGGAGGTAGGTCGCTTAAGGGACAACATTACCCTCCGATTCACTGTCATGGTATATAGAATGATACTATTACACTGAAAGAGTTGGGGTATCATTTTCATCGTCATAAACGATGGACTCGTCTTCATCGGTCTTCATTTCAATGTGTTTTACTGGTTTTTTCTTTTCTTCTGCGGAATCGGGTTTTATTTCTTCTTCATCCGGTCTTTTCTTTCCGTCATAATCCGGTAAGTTGCTTTCTTCTGTTAATCTTGTAGGACCACTTGGTGATTCAATAGGTGTAGCCATATCAATTCCCAAGCCTTTTGGTCCAGTCCAAGTCAATTTTTCTTTAGCAAGTTGGTCTAACGCCCTACTGATAATTTCAAAAGCCTTCTTTGTTGAGGGTTTGAGAAGGCGATTTTCGTCATCTT